CTTGAGCAGCTTCCCATATCGATCGAGTGAGCCGGCGGAAAACTTTTTGAGATCCCGCAGCCAGGTCCGCGGCAGATCTGATGGGTTCACTTCCGATCGCGCCCGCATCGACAGCAGGCGCCGAAACTCATCTAGCTGCAGCTTCGGGGATGCTTCAAGTAGATCGTGCAGCGCCTTTCCATCGCCGGCCGTCCATGGACAATCAGGATCATCCGGATTCTGCTCCAACCAGTACGCGAAAACCTCAGTTTTGAAGGTCGCGTGTCGTCGATCCGCGGCCGCTCCGTTTTTAGACGGTGGACTGCCTTGATGTGAATGCTGTTGCGACGCTTGCAACACTTTTTCTCGCCCTCTCTGGATAGCTGGACTAGGGGAAGGCCCACTTAGATGCTTGCGATCGTCGAGAGGCTGCCTGGACGGCTCCGGAGAAGTCCCCTCCGTCGCGCCGCCGGCGAGCGAGCGCAGCGAGTCGCCGGAAGGCTTTTGCAGTTGCTTTTGCTTTTGTTCTTCCTGTGAAGGTGCTGGTGACGGGTAGCTTTTTGCTAACCCCGTTGCTACACCTCCAGCTAGAGCTGTGCTAGTAGCTGAGCTAGACATTTCGCTCATTCTTCGCCTCTGCTTCTCTATGCCACCTTTTCGCCCTCTTTCGGCGTGAGATCGTCTGTTTTCAATAGCTTTGGTCAGTTCGCGGTCGAGCCTTCGGCTGAAATAGAGCCCAGCTTCGTCGACGGCGAGGAGCGCGATGATCGGCTGCAGGTGTGCAGAAACCGCCTGGCTAAAGCCTAGCTGGAGGCTAGCTGGGCTAGACTCCAAAACATGGCTATGAAGGCCCACGATGTTCGGTATGTCCTCCAGCCGGTAATGGCCCTGGTACCACTGGTGGCCAAGCAACGCGATGTAATCCCAACGCTGAGCAGAAGATAGCCGAGCAGTGTCGGCTACAAAGTCTTTGAAATAAAACGGAAACCAGACCTGAGGCTTTAGCTCTGTCATAGCCCTTGCTCCTGGGTACCGGGTTGCTGAGTTCTAGCTGAGCTAGGGGTCTGCCGTGCCTTAGCTGGACCAGGCGGCTGCTGGTGCCTAGCTGAGCTAGAGGCTTCCTTGGCTGCCCGGTATTTCTCCCACCTGGCCTGGACGGCCTTCCTGCCACGGTCGCTAGCTGAGCTAGAAGCCGCAATGAATACATCGAGATCCTGGCGATGCCAGAGGCCGTCCGCCCCCTTTTCGAAAAGTGCCGAAAGCAGCGGCCGCACCCAGCGGCGCCACTCGCTAGCTGAGGCAGCAACCAGGCTAGCTGAGCTAGAGTTGTCGGGAATCGGCCCGTTTCGCAGGTAGCCGTTCACGATGGTCATGAAACCGCCGAGCGCCTCAATGCCCCGCGACGCGGCGATCCGATCGAGCGCATCGGAATTCACCGTGAGCTGCCCATGATAGCGCCTGAAAATCCTTACCTTGCCGCACTTATCCACTGAAAATCCTCCTTGACATACGGTTTTCGATGATACGATAAGTATGTACCACAAGTATCCAAATGAACCAAATAGCAAAACAAGGAAATCGCGTACCTCAGCCACCCAGCCAAGGCGAAGAAACTTTCGCCTTTCACTGTAAGGTCAACAAACTCAGCCCCACGCGCGAGTACCCGTTCCACGAAACCCGCAAGTGGCGCATCGATTTTGCGTGGCCAGATCTGAAATTCGCCGTCGAAGTGGAATCAAGCGTGCACCGTATCCGGTCGCGCTTCGCCAGTGACCTCGACAAATACAACGCGATGTCCATGGCCGGCTGGAAGCTCCTGCGCTACACGCGGAAGATGATCGAGAGCGGCAAGGCCATCAACGAAGTGCTTGAGGCGCTAGCTCAGCTAGAAAGGAAAGGTTGAAAACATGGAACACCTGACTGAATTCACCTGCATACGTTGCCAAAAACCGATTCCGCTTGCGCGGTTTCTCAAAAAGTCCTACACCTGCAGCGACCCTTGCGCGACCGCGGTACGAAAAGAGCAGTCGCGCCTCGACCATGCCAGGGCATGTCGTCTCTGTCATCGCCCGGCGACGCAGGAACAGATCCGAGACTGGCAGGCATGGGCCAAGGCGAAGGGTCTGGTCTTAAAAGTCGGGCGCCCGCGCAAACAGGCGACCGTCGAGGAGCTGGCAGCGAAACCACTTGCCGAAGTCGCGCCGCCGGTGCAATCTGGTAGCACGGTTCAAAAACGGAACCAATCTCAATCTCGAAAAGAGGTTTGACAAATGAGCAGTCTCGCGATTAAACGCGCCCAGCCGGCGACAGCGGTCGTCGCCAACACCGGAAACGCCCAGGTCTTTGCCCTGGCCTCTAACACTGCAGTTCCCGTCACCATTCCCGTGCCAGGCAAACTGATCCTCGAAGGCAAGAGGTTCATGGTCCGCGCCGAGGGAAATCTCTACACGGCCGGAAACTACACCGCGAAAGCCTCGCTGATTGCTGGGCTCACGATCCCCGGCACTCCGTTCACCATCGGCAACTGGACGGTGCTCGGAGCAGGAACCGCGCGCGCCGTGAATAACACCTGGTCAAGCTGGAACATTCAAGCCGATCTGCAGTTCGACTCACTGAGCGGCTACCTGCAGGGAACCTTCCAGCAGCTGATCAACAACCTGTACGACGGTTCGGCCGCGATCGCCAACCAGCTTTCGGGCATCAACGGCACCAACGCCAACGTGACCCAGGGCGCCAACGCCGTCGCGCCGGCGGATCCAGTGTTCTATCTGGGCGTCGCGCTGACTTTCGGCACGGCAGGACTCAACATCGGCAACCTCTACAATTTCGAGCTTGGCTTCTAGTCGAGCTTGAATCGCGGCGGCTCGACGCTGGGGAGCGAACCGGGCCGCCGCGTCACTTCCCATTTTTTAACCTGAAAAGAGGAATCCGATGGAAGCACACGAGGCAGTAATGCGAGGGCTGGACGGGAAAAAGAAGAAAGGTCCGACCCACGCGCACGGCGTGCACTACGAGCGCGCCGACAATGGAGGCTACGTGGCGCACGTCCACGTGCACCACGGCAAAGGCCCGCGCAGCGAGGGCCACAGCCACACCGAAGAACACACCGTCACCGACGGGAAAATGCAAAAGGAACACTTCCAGGAGCTAATGGGCGACCAGCCCGCGGCCGGCGAAATGCCACAGGAAGCGCAGAATCCAGCCGAGCAAGCCGAAGGCACAGCTGCAGCGGGAGCAGAAGCGCCTCCGCAGCCAGGAATGTAAGAAATGGAAGATGTGATCGATGTCGCGCGGATCGAGGCAGACGACGAGTACCGTTTTGCGCTTCGCTACCGCATGATCACCGACCTCTTCTGGTTGACGAAATATGTGCTCGGCTACGACAAGGTGACGGAGCATGATCACCGCGTCGTGGCCGATCACTTCGTCAAAAAGGATCCCACGCGCTCGATCGACCATCAAGACACGCGGCGCCGGCGCATCCTGCTGCTGCCGCGAAAAACCTTCAAAACCACTTTCAATATCGCCGACTCTGTGCAGTGGATCCTCGGCTTCCCCGATGTGGCCATCATGGTGATGACGGCGAGCAACTCCGACGACTCGCCCCTGGCCGACGCTTTCGTGACCGAGGTCGCGGAGCACTTTGTCTGCATCGAGGGCCAGCCGAAAAAGCCGCTTCATCTATGCTTTCCCGAGCACGTCATCACGAAGCGGCCAAAGAACGGCGTATTTCACGATTTCATCTCGCCGGCGCGCACCAAGTACCGTCGCGATCCAACTGTGACAGGCGTCTCGATCGAGCAGAGCCTCTCGGGGTGGCACCCGGACATCATCAAGAGCGAGGACGTGCAGGACAATCGCAACTCGCAGACCGCCTACGCTCTGAAAAAAGTTCGCACCAACTTTTACATCAACCTCAAAATGCTCGGCGAGACGGGATTCCTCGACATCACGGGCACGCGCTACGGGCCGATGGATCTCTACGGCGACCTCATGCAGAAGTCCGACGACAATACCATCGTGCTTTGGAAGCCGGCCTACATCCGGAAGCCACACGCGATGAAGGTCGACGACGACTTATTGACCGTCGACGATGTGATCATGCAATTCCCGCAGCAACTCTCCTGGCCATTTTTGAGAAGTGAGAAGATCCTCGACGAAAGCAGCTTCTGGACGCAATATATGAACGTCGCCGAGGGCAATTTCAAACCCACCTTCCCGATTGACCGGCTCAACGCAGCCAAAGTGAAAGACGAACACTCGGAACACGAGGGCAAGGTTCACATTTGCTGGCGTTTCGAGTACGCGGAGTGTAAAAACTCAGCCGGCGCCGCCGGCATCGAGCACGAAGGGCGCATGACAATCGTCGACATCGCCCGCGGGATCTACACGCCCACCGCGCTCGCGACCAGATTCGTCGGCATGGCCAAGCGATGGAATTGCCACAGCGTCGAAGTCGAGGATACGCCTGGCGCCGAAAGCATGGTCACTCACATTCGCAACGAAGCGATCGAGCAGGACTGGCGGATCCAGATCACCTGGAGCCCCTACCTGCAGGATGAGACAGCCAGGCAGTTGAAGATCAAAACGGCCGAGCCTCACCTTATGGCCGGCCGACTGCTTTTTGCCGACGGGATCAGCAATGTGCAGGAGGCGTTCCGGCAGCTCTATCACTTCGGCATGGTCGAGGAGAGCGAAGTCGCGAACGTAATCTCGCGCGTGGCTGGTAAACTGCCCGCGTCGATCGCGAGCGACGAGCTCGCGGATCTCGATGAGGAGCAGCTCACCAACTACATCGAGCGCGACGCCTACGATCGCGTGTACGGCCGCGGCCAGTATGCCGCGATCGAACCTGCGCCTGATTTTGAAATATATGATTTTGTACCGAACCGGGCACCCGCCGACCTGGACGACATCATGCCAGGCCTGTCCGGATAAAGGAGAAAGATGCCAGCGCCGATCTTGAAATATTTCGCGTTTAACCACCTGCCGCAGAAGCTGCAGGAAGTCTCCGAACCGATTGCGCTGATCGCCCAGGCGATGGACACTTGCCTGCCCGACGGCGCTGAAAAATCCGCAGGTCTGCGGAAACTGCTCGAAGCAAAAGACTGCTTCGTGAGAGCGAGGCTCGACGCATGACAGTACTCAAAGACGAAGTAGTTGGCAGCCAGCGCATCGAGAAAAACGATGTTGAAGTGGTGGGGCCGAAGCTCGATCCCAAATACACCGACGACGGCGCCGTGCAGCTCACGATTCAAGACGCCAGGCGCGCGCAAACTTTCCTGGACCAGAAGCAGTGGAACCTCTACTGGCGCGAGAGCGATGTGCTCTACCAGGCACCGCGCACAAACTCGACCTTCGACGGCTCGACCGTGGCGCGCGCGAATATCTCGCGGTTCACCGTAGCCAAGCACGTCAACAGCCTGGTACCGGCGATGAAGTCGGGGATCTTCTACGAAATGCCGCCCTTCGTCATTCGTCCCAGGCCTGCGACCAGCCAGACGACCGCGCGCGCGAAAACCGCGCTCTATGGCGCACTCATGGACGATTGCGGATTCGAAAATCTGGCGGAGGACGCGCTCGAATCGATGACGTGCTTCGGCACTGTGATCGTCAAGCCTGGCTGGCGCCGGGACGTGAAGAAAAAGAAAATTCGCCGGCCGCGCGCCGCGCCGATCCGCAAGACGCTGCCCTTCGGCGGCGAACTTGTCGTGCACACCCGCGAGAGCGATGAGATCGTCAAAACCGACGCCGAGGTTGTCGAGGAGGGCATGACGTTCGAGCCCCGCGAGCTGGGGAGCGTGCTGATCGATCCGACCTGGAAGGGAAAGAACGAGCTGCACAAAACGGCGAAATATGTGATCTACGTCGACTACCCGACCTTCAAGGATCTCGACGGGCTGCGCGAACAGCAGGTCTTCGATGAAGATGGCAAACAGATCGGCGGCTTCGACATTCCGCCCGCAGAGGATCTGAAAGATTACTTTTTTTCACACGAGCAAAATGCGGCCACGCCGAGCCAGGTGCAGCAGAACCAGGGCGGCCAGAATTGGGCAATCCATCACGCACAGTCGCCAGACGAGCCTGCGAGCGACGATCCGCTCCTGCGCCCGATTCAGATGCTTGAGCGTTGGGATCCAACTTACGTTTACACCGTGCTACGGCCCGACGGCGGCGATCGCGGCGTCCTCATTCGCAAGGAAGAGCACGGGCTGCCCTTCATTCCCGCCTTCGCCGCAAACTTTTGGAACATTCCGAACGCCGGCTACGGCATCGGAGTCGGCCGCTTGGCCGGCAGCGATCAGCGCATCGAGAAGGGAATGGTCGATGCCCTGCTCGACATGCTGAGCTACGCCGTGAACCAGACCTACGTGCGCGACCGCGGCGCCAACGTGCCAACACAACAGATCCGCATGCGTCTCGGCGGCATCGTCGACGTAGACACGAAGCCAGGGCAAAAGGTTTCAGACGTGTTCGGCATCATCGAGTCCCCGAAACCGCCGGCTGAGATCTTTCCGATCCTACAGAACGCGGCGCAGGACGCGGAGACGACGACGGGCGCAGATCAGGCCTTCAACCAGGGCAGCCTGCCCGGCAAGGGCAGCTCCGCGGCGCGCACCGCTACCGGCGCCGGCGGCATCATCGCCGCCAACGCGGCGAAGATCCAGGGGCCGGTCGGTCACTTCGTGCAGGGAGTACTGCTGCCATTCATCGAGCTCATGGATCACTTCGTCAAGGACCGCATGAGCCCGAGCCGGATCCGCGAGACGCTGAGCAACGACCTGGCCACGGCGTTCGATCTCGACGCGCAGAACTTTTACGAGTCTGAGGATCGCTTCGAGTGCCTGGCTGGCGCGCACCTGGCTGCGAAAAAAGCCATGGCGCAGGCGTTGCCGCTCATGGTGCAGATCTTCGAGAATCAGCCGCTGATTCAGCAGCTCAACGCGCTCGGCTGGATGGTCGACGTGAAGCAGCTGCTCGAGATGTTCATGGAAGTGAGTGAATGGAAAAATGCTCGCGAGCTGATTCGCCCCATGAACAAACAGGAGCAACAGAAGTACCAGCAAAACAATCCAGGCGTGCAGCGCGTGCAGGGACAGATCGCGGCGATCGGCGCGCGGCACCAGGCGAAGGCCGCGGAGATCGACCAGCAGAACGAAGCCGACCTGGCAAAGAGCCTGATCGGGAACGCCAGCGACGAGGCGGCGCTATTCGACGAGCGTCGCTGGGACCGCATGGCCGACAACCAAAGCGAATTCGCGCCACAAGGAGCGTAAAGCATGGAACCCGAAAGCCAGATCCTCTGGCGCGCCATCGTTCCTCGCACCCGCCGGGCTCGCTTCGCTGTCTGGATGCGGCGGACCGGCATCGAGTACCTGGCGCTCGGTTGCGCCTTCCTTTTCACACTCGCTGTTTTAGCCTGCGCTGGCGCACTGCTGGCCCGTGCCTTACTTAACCACTAGAAGCGCCTACCGGCGCGGAGTGTGAGATGAAAACTATTCACGAAGTTGCAAGCTGGATCGACGGCGCCACTGAGGAATTCGGCGATCCGTCCGACGTAATCTGCCAGGTGTTCGCACGCTGGGTCGAGCCACTCAAAAGCTATCGGGGCGACGATGTAGCCGCCGGCGTCATCAATGGCCAGGTGTGCCTGAAACTCGGGCCCGCAGCCACCCTTCCCCTGCCGATCGGAGAGCGCGGTCACGAAGGGATCGACGGCGAAGGGCTCTGCCACTACAGCATGGAGAAGATTTCGACCGGGGTCTACTCGCTCTATCCGTCGCTCAACATCCCCGGCGTGATCCACGCGTTTCTTACTCTGTACGACGTGCCCGCGCGGGTTCCGTGGGAGAACCGCATTCATCTGGTCGCCGGGTTCAACGACCGCAGCGCCATCGCCGTTATGGGAGGATGCCAGTGAAAGACGAAAGCTACAAAGAGAAGGCCATCGTGCTGTTCACTGCAGGCAAAAGCGTCGCCGCAGTTTCGAAGGAACTCGGGATCACCTGGGCGAAGGCAGCCACGGTAAAGAAGCATATGAACGGCGCCGCTGGCAGCGGCGACGAGCCGGAAGCAGAAACCGGGGAAGGCGAAGATCCGCAGGATTGGGAAATTTCGATGACCGTTCCGATGGACAAGCTCGACGATCTTTTGAACCGCGCAGAGGCTCAGGAGATTGCCCAGGCGGTACGCAAGTGCGACGGACAAACGCAGGCCAACGTGTTCCAGGCGCTGATGCAGAGGCGACTCGATCAGCTGCTTTGCTGAGCGGAGGCCGAACGATGAATCACAGATACGGACTCGACAAAGATCGCCAGCGTGGGATCGAACTGCGCATCGCGAGCGGCCGCCTGGTTCCGACGCGAGAGATCGCGCTCGACCTGGTGCGCCGCTATCCTGGCATTAAAGGGATCTGCAGGATCTGCGGCTGCACAGAGTTCAACGCGTGCCATGAAGCCCAAGGTCGCTATGAATGTAAAACCTGCGGCTGGGCTGACCAGACGCAAACGCTCTGCAACGCGGCTAGCTGCATCGAAGCCGCGAAATCCACAACCAAAACCGGACAGCCGGAAGGCTACAATCCAACACCAGCAACCAAAGCGCCGCCGGCGCTCAACCTAAAAGAGGAGAAAAATCATGGAGCAAACCACACCGAGCGGCCTGGCAGCAGACGCGATCGGCGCAATCACAATGATCTCGAAGGCCGCAATCGAGGAAATCAGGGAGATCTCTCAAGCGGCCGGGAACAGCAGCCCAGCTGAGAGCCCCTGGCCAGCTGCAAACGCGGCCATGGAGGCGATCCACGCCCGCAGGCAGCAGCTGGCAACCGAAGAAGACGCCTCGGACCAGCCCGAAGTGATCGACCTCAAGCCGATGGAAGCAGCATTGGCGGCCGAGGCCGAAGCGGAAAGCGAAGAACTGGCAACCGGAGCACCGCAGAAACTGAGCCCTAACGACCTGGTGCGCGCAGCGATGGGTGGGGCGCCGCCGGCAGCATCGGCCGGGACCGGCGTCAACGCGAAGCTCGCGGCCGCGGCAACCAGCGGCGGCACAGCGGAAAGCGAAGCAACCGCAACTGACCCGGCAGCGGGCGCAACGGGCGGCGATGACACCAGCACAGAGAGCGCCTAAGCGAAAGCCGGCATCGCTGAAAGGAATCAGGACGACGCGAACCTTACGAGTAACTGAGGTTCGCGTCGACCCTGAGAGAGAACGCCTGCTGGCCGAGCTCTACAAAACGAACTATTGGGAGGCGCTGCTCGACGAGATGGAGGCAAGTTGCATCCAGATCGAAACGTGTCTGATCGATGCCCCGATCGGCGACCCGGAAGAAATTCTCGGCGCTCACGCGGTGACGAAGGCGGCATGGTTATTCTTCCAACATGTTCAGAAAAAAGTGTATAGTGCTTACCAGAAACATGCAGGGCAGGACATCCCAGCTCCGAAACCGAGTCTCAATGATCTGATTCAGAGCATGGAAGGCGTACCGATCGAGCCAGGCGACAGCCAGGACGATCCAGGAGAGCGGTGATGG